ACCCTTAGAACCAGCATCAACTATAACACTACCCATCTCAGTTTTTACATGAAATTTTGCTTCAGTTACAGAATCATCATCGTCATCTTTTTTCTTTTTCTTAAATGCATACGGTGTTTTTGGAGGGCCTGCACCACCGTCAAGATTACCAGTTACAGATGCTTCTTCTATTTCTTTTTTAATTAACTCTCTTACTAAAGCTTCTAATTTTTTAAGAGGTGTGGACATTTTTTATCTCCTTAACTAATTCATAATATCTCATTAGTGTTAGAACTTGTTTTTCGTTAACTATCTTACCCTTTGTCATATTATCCATTTGATTAACAGCTTCTGTTAATTTTATTTTAGTAATGGTATCATTAACATTTGGTAAATGTTTTTTTAATTCTTTTTTAATTTTAGATGATTCAACATCAACATACTCTCTTAAAGAATTTGTGTTACTTACATTATTAATATAATGTTTAAGTAAACTTTTTTGTGATTCATTAAGTGATTTATATTTTTTATTAAATTTATCAACAAGTATTTGATATGCAAGCAATCTTAAATCTTTATCTGATTTATTATATTCTTTTAATACTTGTGATTTAGCCTCTTCTGAACTAATATTCTTACTTGTAATGTGTTCTAAAACAGTAAATTTAGCATTTATAGTTTGTTCCGGGTTAAATGTTTCATCTATAGTTTCTGCTTGAAATACGTTATAAATAGAAGCTAAAAGTTTATAGTTGGAAATACGACCATTGAAAAAGTCTTCAGAGTTATAATTTTCTTTTATTTCTTTAATTAAATTATATTTTTCATTACGTAGTTTTGAATTACTTAACTTATGCCTTGATTTTAACACCATATTCATTAAATCACTAGCTCTATTCTCAGATTCATAATGTTTTTCTGATAGTAGACGATACAATTGGAGTTCTTTGCCCAATTCTGTATCTTCGTTAAAATATTTTTTTACAATTTTAACTGATTTTGTACTTTTTCCAGCTAATACATCAGCTGTTATCTGTCTTGTTAATAATTCAAAAAGAATACTCGTATTCTTTATTTTAGAATGCTTTAATTTCCGAGTCATTACAAAATACTCCAATATTTAATTATATTTACTCATAAATAAATATAAAGTTACACAATAATTAATCATTTGATGTATCTTTAGTTAAAGAAGTTAACTCATTGTTATACTCTTCTTCAAGTTCAGATGTTTCATTTATAATTTTTGCATCAGTTTTACCAAATTTCATTGATTTTTTCAATTTATCATAGTGTGATAGAGCTAATGGTTTGCCATATTTAGGGGCACCACTTCCACCTTTTTTCATATCGTGAGCTCCAAGAGGGTCTCTACCTCTTGCACCACTATCTTTTCCATATTTATTTGCTTCTTTAGGACGACCAGCTCCTTCAAATCCACCCTCAGGTGAACCACCTTCACCATCAAATACTGAACCTGCTATATCATCATCTCCTGATTCATCGTCACCTGCAGCCGTCATATCACTTGGTGTACCAATTGAATCTCCACTTTTTTGTGGGTCGTTGCCTTCGCTCTCAATCTGAGATCGTCTAAATTTTTGTTTATAATCTTCTACAATTTGTTTATCTACATCTTTTATTTCATCATCAGTAAATTTAAATATATTTTTATAAATCCACTCCGTAGAAACCAATCCATCTTGTAACATAGACGAAGCAAGTGAAGTTTTATTATTCCACAACTCTACTTTTTCTTGTTCATATATTGTAGATGGGTTAGTTAAATCTAATTCAAAATTTACTAAATCTGAATCTGTGTACCCTTGTGCATATAAATGAACAATAGCAATCTTAGTTAACTCTGAAAGAGTTATTCTTTGTATTCTTTCGATAGTTCTTGCAAATCTTACATCTTCAGCAGCTAAAGTAGCTTTTGAACCAACAGATTCATCAAATCCCAAGAACGCTTTAGGGATTCTTAATGAAGATAATAATTTATTTTTTAAATATTCAATATCTTCTGTAGCTTCATAAGTTAAACCTGGAAGTGAGTCTATACCAGTTCCACTATCACCACCTCTAACTGGTAAGAAAAAATCTTCAGTTATGTTTTGCATATTATACTTTAAGTTATAATCACCCGTAGTCTCATCAACAACAGGTGCTTTTTTCATTTTGTTAATAACTTGTTGCATATAGTTGTCAACTTCGGCGGGTGGAATATTACCAATGTCTAATTTAAATATTCTCTTCTCTGGTGCTCTCATAATACGATGTATTAACATAGCATCTTCCATAAGAGTTAACTGTTTATAAATCTTACGAGCACCTTCAATTTGTGATTTACCATAAGGAAGATAATTAGAATCAGAAAGTAATCTGAAGTGAGCTACTTCATAGTTTTCTAATTCTTCTCTTGTAGCGGATGTTTCAGATTTATATCTATGTTCAGATGTAGCTGCTTCAATTAAAAATTTAACATACTCTGGATTCTCAGGATCTAATCCTTCCATTCTTGAAACATCATAAACTGAAAGTGGGACTACATTAGTAATACCATATTTTTCATCAATTTCTAATTTTAAAAAGAAATCACCATACTTACACATATTACGAACCCACGGCCATAAATTAAATTCTATGTTTAGTATATCGTAAAATAGGTTGTGTAATATTTCTTTAACTTGACTATTATCAGTTTTTATTTCTAAAACATCACCATACTCTGATTTCATAGTAGATTCATCAGCATATATGTCAAGTGCTGATGAAAGTATAGCATCAGTATCCATAGACTCATAATCTTTAAATAGATTTAGTCTCATTGATTTTGATAACAACGCATCTGAATACCCACTTAGCCCTGCACCAGTAAATATTTTTTGATATCTGTCAACAAGGTTGTTTTTTGATATTGATTGCGTACGACTTGTATCGGCAACTTTTAATCGTTTACCTCCGACATTGCGTACAATTACATTTGTACTAAATAATCTTTGTAGTCTACTAAATAAGCTTGTATCAGCCATTTTATACCTCTTTAATTAAGTAACCAATCCAATGATTCTTGTTCTTTACCTGTATTCATAGTCCAAGACTCATTTTGGTTATTTTTTGGTGTATAAACACCTTGATTTGATGTTATACTATTCATTGCTTTTTTCTGTAATGATATTCCTTCAGCTCTCAATCTAAGAGCTGTTTCTCGTATCCATAATCCCATAGCAAAAGACATTACCAAGTCATCATTATATCCACTCATCGCTTCTGCCCTACTACCATTATATATAAATACGAACAATTCATCTATTAATCTTTGTGAATGAACTGTTACTAATTTTTCTCTAAAAAATTCTTCTAACTTAGACACAACTAATGGTCTTGTCTTAGAAGTTAATGTAAATCCTGGTATAAGTTGTTGTTCAGTTTTATTAATTTTATTATTAATTTGTCTGTGTACATCAACTACCTGTAAATCTTTACTCATATAAAATAGGTTTTCATATTCCCTATCAATCACTTGTTGGATTGTAGCCCAACCAATGTTGTTATTCTCAATAACAAGTAATGCATTATTATATTCAGTAGAAATATTAACTAACATATTACCATAATCTCTTGTAGATATTCTACCTTTATATTCAGCTACTTGTTCTAAACTTTCTACTTCTAAAATATGAAATGCAGAATAGTCTGTTGCATCTCCTCTACTAACGTCAGCACACACCACATAATCTTTTGTGTAATTTGGTGGCTCCCATATCCAAATATTTGAATCTATACCACGTTTCTCTATTGGTTCTTTAACTTGTGTATTTCTATACTCTTCTAAAATTGCACCATCTACTACCGATTGACCAGAAGTGATAAAGTCACAATCACATTCTTGAGCTGCAAGAGATGGTCCTAATAACCCATCTTGTTCATCTCTCCACTCTTGTTCTCTATCAGGATGTACCGTCCAATGAAGTCTAATAAAATTAAAATCATTCAACCCATCTTCAGCATCCATCCAAGTTCTGTGAAACCAATTACCAACACCATTTGGTGTAGAAAGTGCTATACATTGTCCACCAGTTGAGAGAGTCTGTGATGCAGCTGCCCATATACTATCAATCCTATCAATAAATGCTGCTTCAACAAGTATTAGTAATGACAGTGCTTCTGAACGACCACTATCTTCACCACTTGATACAGCTTTTATTTGAGAACCATTTTTGTATCTCAAACTTAATTTATTATCCTCAACACATTTTTGTTTTAACCAACTTGGTAGATTAGCGTGCATTACACGAACCTTTGTTACCAAGTTTTTTGCTACTTCTTGTTTAGTAGCAATTACTAAAATATTTTTATCTTGATGAAATGTCATCATCCATAAAGAATACCCAGCAGTTAAGGTACTAATACCTAACTGACGAGCTTTTAATATAATATTGAATCTACTTTGGACAAAATCCTCTACTGTTTTTTCTTGAAAGTCATAAAGTCTGAATGGTATCTTACCCTTTATTGGGTGTTGTATCAGACAATATTTTTTCAAAAAATAAACTGGATCAGAAGCACATTTTACATACTCCTGTTTAATTACGTCTTTAAGTTGTCCTTGTGAATTTCTTTCCATTGTATTAATGTAATAAAATTGCAGTACCACTTCCAGATATTCGTTTAAGTCCAATTTCAATTGGGCCTGTAAATGATCCTGTTAAATGTGCCATTCTTGTTTCACCACCATCTTTTGCAATTAACTTAGTATCACCACCTGTTACAGCATGAGCAGAAATTGGAATAAAAG